CGCCGAGCAGCCATACACACGGGGTGATTAAAAATTTAAGTGTAAGCGGTACAACCATTACTTATACAAAGGACGACAACACGACCGGGACGATTACGACCCAGGATACCAACACGACTTATGGCACCTTTAAGGGAGCGACCACAAGCGAAGCGGGCAGTACTGGCTTGGTGATTGCGCCGGTGGCGGGCAATGCGAACCGTTACCTGCGCAGTGACGGAACCTGGGCTGTACCCCCGGATACGAATGCAACCTATGGCGTGTTTGCGAAAGCGACCGCTGATGTGGCGGGCAGTACAGGACTTGTTCCGGCACCGGCCAAAGGACAGCAGACATATTACTTGCGTGGAGACGGGACCTGGGCTGTGCCGGTAAATACATGGCGCGGAATCCAGGACAACTTGACTTCGAGTTCGACCACAGATAGTCTGAGCGCGAACCAGGGCAAGGTATTGAAAGGTTTGATTGATGGTAAGGCGGCAAGTGGCCACACCCACAATTATGCTGGCTCCAGCAGTGCAGGCGGTGCCGCAACGAGCGCCAACAAGGTGAATGCAGCTTTGACGATTAACCTGAATGGGACAAGCCAGGGTGCATGGGATGGCAGCAGTGCGAAATCGATCAGCATTACGGCAGCCAGTGTTGGCGCAACAAGTGTGACAATTAGCAGGTGGTGATTTTTATATGGGAGTTTATTTAGGAAGTACGCAGGTGGATATGCAGGGAGGTTTTGTGACTGGTGGTGCCAGTGGGGCGAGTTTGCAGAGCAAGACGGTTAGCCCCAGTGAGAGCGCACAGACGATTAAGGCCGACAATGGCTATGACGGTTTGAGCCAGGTTACAGTAAATGCAGTATCAAGAACTTATGTGGGAAGCGGCGTAACGAAAAAGAGTGCTGCGACTTATACGCCGGGAACGAGTGACCAGAGCATTGCATCCGGCCAGTATTTGAATGGAACCCAGACGATTAAGGGTGACAGCAATTTGACTGCGGCCAATATTAAGAGCGGCGTAAAGATTTTTAATGTGACAGGCAGTTATGCCGGGAGCAGCAGTGGCGGAAACACGCCAAGCTTGCAGACCAAAACGGTCAGTCCCAGTGAAAGCACCCAGACGGTAAGCCCGGACAGCGGATATGACGGACTGAGCAAAGTGACCGTGAATGCGATATCGAGCACTTATATTGGCAGTGATGTGACCAAAAAAAGCGCAGCAACTTACATCCCGAAGACAACCGACCAGAGCATTGCATCTGGGCAATACCTGAGCGGGACACAGACAATCAAGGGCGATGCAAACCTGGTGGCCGGGAACATTAAGAGCGGTGTGAGCATTTTTGGTGTGACAGGTACTTATACCAGCGGCGGGAGTTCCGGCGGCAGTAGAGGCTTATGCCGTTACCAGCACCAACCCAAGCGTTAGTTTTAAGACCGCCAGCGGAACCATTAAGATTTGGGGCTATGGCACCATAACCAGTTCCGGCGGCTGGGGCCAGCAGACTACGAGCCTGGTCGCGTTTGAGGGCGACAAGTACCACAAGGGCGCTATATATGGCAGCCCAAGCAGTACCAGTTTGAGCCTAAGCATCAGCAACGGAAAACTGACTGGCCTGCCGAGTGGACTATCCGCAATCAGCGCGATTGTAACGAGAGGTATATGATTATGGCCACTGATACAAAGCTGGACAGCCTGGTGATCAACTACCTGACACAAAGCCAGTATGATGCGGCTAAGACAAATGGAAAACTGAACGCAAACCAGATTTATATGACACCGGCAAGTAGTACGAGTTATACACTGCCGACCGCGACAAGTTCTACATTGGGTGGTGTAAAGATTGGTAGCAATATTACAGTGAGCAGTGGCACGATTAGCCTGACAAAAGCAAATGTAACGAACAGCCTTATGGACGGACGTGGAAATGTTATCCTGGGAGAAAACTCTATCGACACAGTTTCTGCTGGTGCCGGAGCTGATTATGGGCCATCTCATTCTTTGATTGTTGGTACCGGAAACAAAGTTACTGGATTAAAAGGTGGAAATAATTATGTCACTACATATTACGACGGATTGAATAGTGGCTTTGTTGGAGGAAATTATTGCGTCTCGACTTATGCTATTTTGTCTAACAATTCTCCGACAAGTAATGTTTTAATTTTCGGTAATGGTACATCTTCCACTAAAAGCAATAGCTTCCGTATTGATTATGGTGGTAAGGCTTACGGTGGAACCTATTCTTCTTCCGGCGCTGACTATGCGGAAATGTTTGAGTGGCAGGACGGGAACCCTGATGGGGAAGACCGGCGTGGCATGTTTGTGACGTTGGATGGGAAATACATTCGACTGGCAAACAGCAAAGATACTTACATTTTGGGTATTGTATCCGGCAACCCGACTGTGCTGGGCGATACTGCTGAGGACCAGTGGGCTGGCATGTACGAGCGTGATATTTTTGGAGCACTGAAGCATGACAGCACCACAGAGAACGGCCTGGTGTTGAACCCGAACTATGATAATGACAAACAGTATATTGCCCGCGGACAGCGCAAAGAATGGGATGCTGTTGGCCTGATGGGAAAGCTGGTTGTGGTGGACGACGGCACCTGTGAAGTAAACGGATTTTGTGCTGCCAATGATAATGGCATTGGAACCAATGCAGAAACCGGATACCGTGTGATGGAACGGCTGGATAAAAACCACATCCGAGTATTTGTGAAATGAGGTGAGAAGTATACAATATGGCGACAAATACAAGGTTAGACAGTTTAGTAATCAATTATCTAACACAGAGCCAGTATGACAATGCCAAAAGTGCAGGCACTTTGAATGCAAACCAGATTTATATGACGCCTGCAAGTAGCGGATCGACTTATACGCTGCCTGCGGCGACAAGTTCTACGCTGGGTGGTGTAAAGATTGGCAGCAATATTACAGTAAACAGCGGCACGATCAGCATTAGTAAAACTAACGTGACAAATGCACTGGGTTATACGCCACCTACGACTGATACGAAATATACACTGCCAACCGCGAGTGCTTGGACTTTGGGTGGTGTAAAAATCGGGAGTAACATTACGGAGAATTCCGGCACGATTAGTTTGACAAAGGCGAATGTAACAAATGCTTTGGGGTATACACCGCCGACAACAGATACGAAATATACACTGCCGACAGGTAATGCTTCGACTTTGGGCGGTGTGAAATTGAGTGATTCGACCAGTTCAACGAGTTCGACCAGTGGTGGTGTTGCGGCAACACCGGCAGC